GAAGCTGGTGGAGGCACTGGAGGAGAACAACATCTTCCGTGGCATGGCGACTGTCATCCGTACCAGCTCCGGCACCCGCAAGATCCCCATCGCAGAGGATACCGGCGAGGCAAGCTGGATCGATGAGGGCGAGGAAATCCCCGAAAGCGATGTGACCTTCGGCCAGACCATGCTGTCCGCCTATAAGCTGGGTACCATGATCAAGATCTCCAACGAGCTGCTGAACGATTCTGCCTTTGACCTCGCCACCTATATTGCCCGCCGGTTCGGTGTGCGTATGGGCAATGCCGAGGAGCGTGCCTTCATCACCGGTGACGGCGTTGGTAAGCCTCTGGGTCTGCTGGCTGAGACCGGCGGCGCAAAGGTCGGTGTCAAGGCTGCCAAGCAGGATGCTGTCACCTTTGACGAGATCTTCAAGCTGTACTATGCGCTGAAGGCTCCTTACCGCAAGAAGGCGCAGTTCCTCTGCAACGAGGCACTTGTGCTGCAGCTGATGACCATCAAGGACAATAACGGCAACTATATCTGGAAGCCGGGTCTGGAGATCGGCAAGCCCGATACTCTGCTGAACCGTCCTCTGAAGACCTCCGCCTTCATGCCGGAGATCAAGGGCGGCAACAAGGTCATGGCCTTTGGTGACTACAGCTACTACTGGGTGGCTGACCGCCAGAACCGCACTTTCCGTCGCCTGAACGAGCTGTATGCCCGCACGGATCAGGTCGGCTTCCTGACCACTCAGCGTGTCGATGGCAAGCTGATCCTGCCCGAGTCCGTGCAGCTCCTCCAGATGGCTGCCGGCGGCTGATAAGAGAGGGGGATGACCGATCATGGCACTGATCCCGCTTTTTGAAGCGAAGACCTATCTGCGCGTGGACAGCGGGGATGAAGATGCCCTGATCGGTATCCTGCTTTCCTCGGCCGAGCAGATGTGCAAGGATGTGGGCCGGCTTTCAGATGACCAGTGGGAGGCAGTCAATGCCGCTGACCGGGATGCCGAGAACGGGGTCACACCGACGAGGGAGCTGGAAGCCCTCCGCAGCACTTGCCGTGTGGCAATTCTGTATGCGCTGGGCTATTTGTACGAACACCGGGATGAAGCGGACCATAAGCAGTTGATGCTGACGCTTCGTTCTATTCTGTTCGCTGTGAGGGAGGGGGTGTTCTGATGATCGATAAGCTAAACGAGAGGATCACGATCCAGCAAAGTAAGCACATGACCGATAAGGTCGGAAATCATCGGAACGCATGGGCGGATTATTACACCTGCTTCGCCTACGCTTCGACCTATGAGGCGCAGGAGGATGAAGGTGAAGTCACAGCCGAACAGAAAAGCGTGGTGTTCACGGTACGCTGGTGCAGCGAGGTCAATAAGCTGACATCTACCGGGTTCCGGGTACTGTTTCGTGGTGAGCTTTATGACATCATGTCAGTTGACCCCATGAACTACAACAAGAAAACCACAAAGCTGCATTGCAGGCTGGAACGGAGGCAGAGATGAGCAGTAAAACCGTCAGCGTGGACGGGCTTGCGGCGGCCGTCAATGAGGGATTGCAGGAGTATTCCAAGCTGGCATCCTCTGAGGTCAAACGTGCCGTCCGCAAATCTACTAAGACCGTCAAGGAAAAGATCGAGGCCGGCGCACCGTCTCTGACTGGGCGGTACAAGTCCAGTTGGGTGGCGACCAAACAGGAAGAATCCAGCCAGAGTCTTCAGATGGTCGTCTATTCCAAGGACCGATATCAGTTGTCGCATCTGCTGGAAAACGGTCATGCGAAGCGTGGCGGTGGGCGTGTGGCAGCAATACCGCATATCGCTCCCGCAGAGCAGGAAGGCGTAGAACTGCTTCAGTCCCTTATCAAGAAGGCGCTGGGATAGGAGGCACCATGACCCACGCAGAAGTCAAAGCAATGGTGGAAGAAATGGGGCTGCCCTATGCGTATGACCATTTCGCAGAAGGGGAGAGCCCTGACCCACCGTTTATCTGTTTCCTATATCCGAGAGCGAAGAACTTCGGTGCAGACAACCTCGTGTACCACCATTTCAATCGGCTGGCTATCGAGGTGTACACCGATTACAAAGATCCGGATACGGAGGCAGCAATCGAAGAAGTCCTGACCGAACATGAACTCTTTTATGAAAAGAGTGAGGTTTGGATCGAGACGGAGAAGATGTATGAAGTCCTGTATGAGCTGACTGTCTAAGTCAGCCGCAGGGCTTTTTTCACGAGAGGAGAAAGCAATGGGCAAGAAAAGCAACAAGGTCAAGTATGGCCTGAAAAACTGCCATTACGCCAAGGCAACCTTTGACGAAGACGGCGGCGTTACCTACGATACCCCGGTACGCATTCCCGGTGCAGTCAGTCTGTCCCTGGATGCCAATGGTGAGATCGAACCGTTCTATGCGGACAACATCGCCTACTATGTCGTGAATAACAACTCCGGCTATGAGGGTGATCTGGAAATCGCCCTGATCCCGGAGTCCTTCCTCACGGACATTATGCACGAGGAACTGGATGGCAACGGCGTTCTGGCGGAAAACGCCAATGCCGAGCTGGAGCACTTCGCATTCCTGTTTGAGTTTGATGGCGACCAGCGGCACATCCGTCATGTCATGTACAACTGCGTGGCGAGCCGTCCGTCCATCGAAGGTGATACCAACGAGGACAGCAAGGAGGTCAAGACCGACACCCTGACCTTGCAGGCAACGCCGCTGGCAAACGGTTATGTCAAGGCCAAGACCGGCACCAACACCAGCGATGATGTCTACAACAAGTGGTACGAGAAGGTCTACGAGCCGCAGGCAGAGGCGTCCAGTGTGGTGACTGAGGAGACTGATCCTCAGGGCTGATGAAAACGAGGCAGGGCTTCGGCTCTGCTTCCTACATTATTGAGTAAGGAGATTTTCAATATGAAAAAGCATCGTGTATTTTCCCTGTTCACTGTCATCTTCGTGGCCTTCCTGCTGTTCCAGTCGGTGACCATCGTCCCAACCGGCTACACGGGCGTGAAGACCAGCTTCGGCCAGATTCAGGAGGCCACCATCCAGAGCGGCAAGCTCAACTTCACCATTCCGTTTGTCCAGAGCATCCATACCGTGTCCAACAAGCAGCAGGACAAGCACATCGAGGCACAGATCTGGGGCGAAGCCTCCGACAAGACTCCGGTGTATGCCGCAGATGTCATTGTGACCTATCAGGTGCTCCCGGAAAAGAGTGCATGGCTGTATGCCAATGTATCCGACACCAAGAATCTGGTTGGTGACGAGTTGGTGGCATCTGCCATCAAGTCCGCCATGGCCGAGCTTGGCCCCAATGAGGTCACCAACCGCACCAAGATCGAGCCGCTGGCACAGCAGAAGCTGGCAGAGTCCCTGAACCAGAAGTATGGCGAGGGTGCTGTGTTCATCAATAAGGTGGTCATCAACAACATGGATTTTGAAGAGGCGTATAACACTGCCATCCAGCAGAAGTCCATTGCCCAGCAAAACGCCGACAAGCAGAAGATCGAGAACGAAGCCGCCATTGCCAAGGCTGAGGCCGACAAGCAAGTGGCGATCACCAATGCCGAGGCGGAGGCACAGAAGACCTCCATTGCCGCAGATGCTCAGGCTGAAGCCAACCGCAAGATTGCAGAAAGCCTGTCTGATACCCTGATCGAGTACCAGAAGATTCAGAAGTGGGATGGCAAGCTGCCCACCGTCAGCGGCAGCAATGCACTGGTCAGCATCGACCCGGCAGAGTAAGCAAGTACACAAACCGAGGGCGGGGCGGAGGCTCTGCCCTTTCTACATGAAATGGAGGATAAAGACTATGGCAGTTACAAAGAAAATCGAGATCGATGGTCAGATGGTGGAGTTCCGTGCCAGCGCAGCCGTTCCTCGTCTGTACCGTATCAAGTTCGGCCGGGATATCTATAAGGACCTGCGCTCTCTGGAAAAGAGCGTGGGGGATAACGATGAGGAAAGTTCCAGCCTCGACCTGTTCAGTCTGGAGATGTTCGAGAATATTGCCTATATTATGGCGAAGCACGCCCATCCCGAACAGGTGCCGGACACCCCGGATGAGTGGCTGGAAAACTTCAATACCTTCTCTATCTACCAGATTCTGCCTCAGCTGATCGAACTGTGGGGTCTGAATGTCCAGACGGAGGTAGAGGCAAGAAAAAACCTCGCAAAAGTGAGCGGGTAATGACCACCCCGCTCTTCATGCTGCGCTGTGTTCAGCTCGGTATCAGCATAGCCGACCTCGACTTGCTGACCATCGGGTTGGTCAATGATATGTTCACAGAGCGGCAGAACGATGAGTATCCGTATTGAGAGCTGGCATCGCAACATGATATGGATGTTTTCTAAGACGGAATTGTAAAATTTAGCACCAAATTAGGTGTTGAATTTGACACTGACAGGAGGTATAATAAAGACAGGAACCGAGAAAGGGGGCTTTATTATGCCTAACATCAAACCAATCTCTGATTTGAGAAACTATGCGACTGTTCTCGAAACGGTTCAGGTTGGAAAGCCTTTATACCTGACGAAAAACGGACGTGGCTGCTATACAGTCATGAACATTGATGAGCAGGAAGAACAGAGAGAAAAGGCAGAGAAGTATGATCGGATGAATGCACAGCTTCGCCTGATGTGCGAGTTGGCTGAGGGCAGACGATCAGGAGAGGAAGAAGGATGGATTTCTTCGGAAGATGTAAGAAATCACTTCAGGGCCCGTGCAAATGCAAAGTAAAATAGAGTATTCTCCGAGAGCATTAAAAGACCTTGACGAGATATGGGATTATATCGAAGTCGAACTCTGTAACCCAAGTGCTGCTCAGAATACTGTAGATGGTATTATGGATCGGGTGGACGGAATCGCTTCCTTTCCTGAGTCTGGATCAAAATTGGAATTTGAAAATGGACTCAACAGCGGCTATCGCTATGTTGTTTTCAAAAACTATCTTGCATTTTACCGTTTGAAACCGAATGACATAGTTTATGTTGACCGTGTAATTTACGGTGGCAGAGACTATATGAGTATCCTTTTTCCAGAAAAGTAAATTAATCGAGTACCCCGTTGGAGAAATCTGACGGGGTATTTTTATACCCAATTTCGGCCTATTCGCCTTGCGCGGATGGGCCTTTACTTTTGCCCCGGAGGAGGTGGTTATCCGCATGGCATCCAGAATCGCAGGCATTACCGTTGAGATCGGCGGCGATACTACAAAACTTTCCAAGGCACTGGAAAGCGTCAATAAAACCATCAAAACAACGCAGTCTGAGCTGAAGGATGTCAACAAGCTCCTGAAACTGGACCCCTCCAACACCGAGGCGGTCACCCAGAAGCAGCGGATGCTGAAGGATGCCATCGAAGCCACTAAGGAGAAGCTCACCACCTTAAAGACGGCGGCGGAGCAGGCCAACCAGCAGCTTGCAGACGGTAAGATCACACAGGAGCAATACGATGCGCTCCAGCGTGAGATCGTGGAAACTGAGCAGAACCTCAAATCCCTGCAGGAACAGGCAGCGGTCACCAATGTGACCCTTGCCAAGATCGATGCGGTGGGAGAAAAGCTCCAGACGGTTGGCTCTCAGGTCGAAAGTGTGGGTAAGAAGTTCCTGCCGGTTACGGCGGCAGTTACTGGCTTAGGCACAGCGGCGGTAAAGACCGCAGCAGACTTCGACCAGGAAATGAGCAAGGTCTCTGCTATTTCCGGTGCAACAGGGGATGACTTTGACCAGCTCCGTGCCAAAGCCCGCGAGATGGGTGCCAAGACCAAGTTCTCTGCCTCCGAAGCCGCCTCCGCTATGGAATATATGGCGATGGCCGGCTGGAAGACCGGGGATATGCTGGATGGCATCGAAGGTATCATGAACCTTGCTGCTGCATCCGGTGAGGACTTGGCGACTACCTCTGATATCGTCACGGATGCGCTGACTGCCTTTGGTTTGTCGGCCGCGGATTCTGGACACTTTGCGGACATTCTTGCTGCGGCATCGTCCAATGCAAACACCAACGTCAGCATGATGGGCGAGACCTTCAAGTACTGTGCGCCTATCGCCGGTGCGCTGGGTTTCAGTGCAGAGGATACGGCGGAAGCTATCGGCCTCATGGCAAACAGCGGTATCAAGGCATCACAGGCAGGTACTTCGCTGCGTTCCATCATGAACAACCTTGCCGGTGAAGTGACCTTTGCAGGCAAGAACATCGGAGAGGTCACGATTGCCACCAGCAATGCGGACGGCAGTATGAGAAGCCTGAACGATATCCTTGCGGACTGCCGCGTGGCTTTCTCCGGTCTGACCGAATCTGAAAAGGCAGCCAATGCCGAATCGCTGGTCGGCAAGAACGCTATGTCCGGTTTCCTTGCTCTGATGAATGCCGGCGAAGGTGACATCGACAAGCTCCGTGGTGCCATTGAGAACTGTGACGGTTCTGCGGAGAGCATGGCAGAGACCATGCAGGATAACCTCAACGGCCAGCTTACCATTCTGAAATCTCAGTTGGAGGAGCTGGCTATTTCCTTTGGCGACCTCTTGATGCCCACCATCCGCAAGATCGTGTCGGCGGTGCAGGCATTCGTGGACAAGCTCAACAGTATGGACGACAGCACCAGAGAGACCATCCTCAAGGTGGCGGCTCTGGCTGCGGCCATTGGACCGCTGCTTATCGTGCTGGGTAAAACCATATCGACAGCGGGCACAGCATTAAAGGGCTTCAGTTCGCTGGCTAAGGGCATCCGGCTGCTCTCCACCCGTGTGGGCAGCGCAAGCGGACTGTTCGGGAAGCTGGGCGCAGCTCTCGGCGGCATTTCGGCTCCCGTCATGGCAGTGGTTGCCGTGATCGGTACGCTGGTGGCTGCATTCATGCACCTCTGGAATACCAATGAAGAGTTCCGTACAGCTATTACTAACATCTGGAATGGAATCGTCGAAAAAGTGCGCGGCTTCTGCGACCAGCTGACCCAGCGGCTCAATGCCCTCGGCTTTGATTTCAAGGATATCGTAGAGGTGCTGAAAGCTGTCTGGGACGGCTTCTGTCAGGTTTTGGCTCCTGTGTTTGAGGGTGCCTTTCAGGTTGTATCCACGGTACTGGGAACAGTCCTTGACACGCTGATTGGTCTGTTCGATGTGTTCTCTAATCTATTCCAGGGAAACTGGAGTGGAGCGTGGGAGGAAGTCAAAGGAGTCTTTTCCGGAATTTGGGAAGGAATTAAGTCCATCTTCTCCACGGTGCTGGACACCTTGAAGGCTGTAGCAGATGTGTTCCTCGGCTGGTTCGGTACGGACTGGAGTTCGGTCTGGGAGAGCATCAAGGGATTCTTTGAGGGAATCTGGACAGGAATCAGCGATTTCTTCTCCGGCATCCTGACAGGCATCCAGACCACAGCATCTACCGTCTGGAATGGGATCTCGGATTTCTTTACCGGGGTCTGGACAGGAATCAAGGATTTCTTCGAGGGTATCTGGAACGGCATCGTCTCGTTCTTTACGGGTAAAACCGGTGAGATGGACGAGAACGCACAGTCGACCTTCACTGGAATCTCGGATTTCCTTGGCGGTATCCTGACCGGCTTGCAGACGGTATTCTCTACGGTCTGAGAGGCAATCTCCGGCGTGGTCAGCGGGGTTATGGATGCAATCTCGGCCGTCATCTCGACGATCATGAGCGTGATCTCCGGCGACTGGTCTACAGCTTGGGAGAACATCAAGTCGGCGGCATCGACTGTGTGGGAGGGGATTTCGGGTGTCATCTCCGGCGCATGGGAGGGAATCTCCTCCTTTGTGTCCGGCGCGGTTGAGACGCTCGGCTCTGGGCTTTCGACTGCATGGACGGGCATCCAGACAACTGCCTTGTCTGCGTGGGATGGCATCAAGGGTGCAATCTCTACTGCTTGGGACGGTATCCAGTCCGGCGTGACCTCGGCGGTAGAAACGGTGGCCACCGGGCTGTCTGGGGCTTGGGAAGGTATCCAGTCTACGGCAAGCACTGCGTGGGAAGGCATTAAGTCCGGCATCTCCAGCGCATGGGAGGGAATCTCCGGCTTCTTCGGCGGCATTTGGGATGCCATTACCGGCAAGACCAGTGATTCTACCACCCAGATGAAAACCGATATTGTCAATATTGGTTTGGTGTGGTATAAAAAAAGTTGACAGCTTATTCTCAAGGATTTCAT